TGGGCACCATCGCCGGCCGGTGGGGCGAAATCATGCTCGCCATGCACACCAACCGCTACACGGCCAGCGAAAAGGAACAGTTGGCGATCCAGATCGGCAAGATAGCTGGTGACATTGCGGGCGCGGTAAACGAGGGCCGCACGTTTGGAGCCAATGGCGGGCACTGCCACGGCCGGCTGCCCATGCTGGCGTTCGCTGCGGAGCTGTTCGACAATGCCTATCTGCGCGAGGCCTGCGGGCTGACGGCAATCAACACTATCACCAATGAGGTGGCCGCCGGTCAGTCCGTATTCGGCGATCTCAGCCAGCTGCACTATATCACGCAGGCGCAGATCGACGGCAGCCAAGGCAAGGCGTGGCCCTGGCCGCAGGAGGCGCTGGGCTGGCCGACGTGGGCGGCAGCCTATGGCGTCGATCCGGCCACCAAAGTGGGCGGCAATTTCTTTGGTCTGACCGTCCAGCAGGTTCCCGATAACACTGGCACCGCAAACGCGGCCAGTTATTACCCCATTTTCGGGAAGGCAGCCGCGCCCATGTCGCTGGCGCTGCGGCTGGTTCTGGGCGCAACACCCAACGTGCCTCAGCTGTTCCACGACTATGCAGACCGCCATGCGGGATATGAGATCAGCGGCCTCTACGTGCTTGGCAGCCCTGTTGTTTACGACACCAACGCGAACCGCATGGCACCTTGGACGCGGACGTTCTATTCTACTTACAGCAATCTGGTGAGCGTGTGGACGCCGCCGGGCACTTGAGGGCGCTGCCATGCTGACCACGCATTTCGTGGCCTTTTTCAGTGCCGGCCTGCCGGCTGATCCGGGCGATGTGCTGGCCGTGCGCCTGCGCACCGGCGGCGGCGGGGTGGCCCAGCACTATGCGCTGAAAGACCCTGATAGCCGGGTGGATTGGGGCATTGAATGGCAGGACTTGGCCGTCGGCGAAACCATCGCGGATTCCGCATGGAGCGTCAGCCCTGACGAGGCCGGCGGGCTGGCGATTGTCGCGGACAGCCCGGTCCTTGCTGGCCAGCAAACAAGCTGCCGGATTGAGGGCGGCAGGCTGCGGCGGGTGTATTCGCTGAAGAACGTTGTCACGACCAGCACCGGCCGCGTGCTGGCGGCCAGCATGACGTTTCGCATCGGCGTGATGGAGGCGGGCCTGTGAACCATTATGCCAGCCCTGCCCGCCTGCGGTTCCGCGCCACCGCCCAGCCGGCGGGTGAGCCGGTGACATTGGCCGAGGCGCTGGTGCACGCGCGCGTGGACAGCGAAGAGGATCACGCGCTGCTGCAAGGCTATCTGATCGCGGCGCGGCAGTGGTGCGAGGCGCACCTTGGCCGGCCGATCCTGCCGACGCCGGTTGCAGCCGAGGCCGAGGCTTGGCCATGTGGCGGTGGGTTCCTGCTCGACGCGCCGATCATCGCGGTGAGCGGCATCACTTACACGGACACGGACGGCGCGCTGGCGGCGTGGGGGGACTACATCACCCGCAGGCAGCCGGGCGGGGCAATGCTGCTGCGGACGGCCACCGGCGCGAGCTGGCCCGTGCTGGGGGCTGACCCGGTGATCCGCATTGAGGCAGTGGCCGGTTTTGAGGATGACGTGCCGGAGCCGATCCGGCTGGCCATTCTGCAACTGGCCGCGCACTGGTTCGCGGTGCGCGAGCCGGTGAGCGTGGGGAACGTGGCGAGCGAGGTGGCGTTTACGGCCGCGAAGCTGCTGCAACCCTATCGCTGGCGGCTGATCGGATGATGGAGCGGATGAGCGGCACCACGCGACGCATGGCCGAGCCGGCGACGACCGATATCAAGGTGGCGACACAGTTGGCCGTGATGCACGAGATATTGGCGCGCTTGGAAAAGAAGCTGGACGAAATCGACGACAAGGTTGACGGCCATGCCATCCAGATCGACCGCTGGCGCACCGGCGGCAAGGTGCTGGCTCCGTTGCTGGTCAGCCTTGGTGCGGGGTTCGGATGGCTGGCTGACCGCGTGCTGAGCTGGCTGCTTCATGGACTGGGACGATGACTGTCGCGGCCGGACAGATGGACGCGCGGCTTCAGTTTCTGGAGGCCGTGGCGGTGGATGATGGGCTGGCCGTGAGTGAGACGTGGGCGCCGGTGGGCAGCCCGCGCTGGTGCAAGGTGCGGTGGGTGAGCGGGCAGGAAGAGCAGGCCGGCGGGCAGGTGCAGGCCGGCCAACTGCTGCGCTTTACGGTGAGGAAGGACAGGCTGACGAGCAGCATCACGGCGGCCAACCGGATCAGGTTTCAAGGCACAGACCACGTTATCGTGGCCGTTGCGCCGGATTATGCGGGCGGCGCGAGCATCGATTTCACGGCCAGCGTGCGGGCAGACCTGTGAAAACAACCGTCAAGGTGGACGGGCTGCTTGATCTTGATCAGGCGCTCAAGGAAATGGCGGATGATCTGGGCAAGCGCAGCGCCAAGGGCGCGGTGCGGCGGGCCTTGCGGGCGGCCGCCAAGCCGGTTCACGAGGCGATGGTGGCGGGCGCGCCGGCACACATCAAGGACAGCGTGGAGATTGGCGACCGCCTGACACCGCACCAGGCGAAGCTGGCCAGAAGGGGCCAGCTCACCCGCAGCGCGCTGGAGCTGTTCGTGGGCGTGAGTTACCGGCTGGGCAGCCATGGGCGCACCGCCCATCTGTTCGAGTTTGGCACGCGCAGCCGTGTGCAGAAGAGAACCGGCCGCGAGACCGGGCGGATCAGCGCCATGCCCTTTGTGCGGCCGGCATGGGATGGGAACAAGCTGGCGGCGCTCGACATACTGCGCAAGCAGCTGTGGGTTGAGATCGAAAAGACCACTGCCCGTGCCCGCCGCAAGGCCGAGCGGGCGGCGGCGAAGCTGGCCGGCAAATAGGCAGCGGGAGGGCAGCGGCGTGGAGGAAGCATTTCGCGCGCTGCTGCTGGCGCGCGCCCAGCTGATGGCGCTAATCAGCGCTGACCGGGTGGTGTTTGGCGACGTGCTCCAGGGCCGCGCCTATCCGCTGATCACCATGATGACGGTGAGCGGCGCGGAAGGCATGACGATGCGCGGGCCGGATGGGCTGTTTGAGGGCCGTGTGCAGGTGGACTGCTACGCTGAGAGCATGGCGGAAGCCAAGCGGCTGGCGCGCGAGGTAATCGCCGGCCTGCACGGGCACCGCAGCACCGGAACCGGCCCGCGTTTTGCGGGGATTTTTCACGAGACGACGCGCGATGGCCGCGAGGGCAGCACCAACGATGCGGATCGGCCCTTCCGCACCAGCCTTGATTTCACTGTCTACTGGAGGACACGATGAGCGACGCCCGGATCGGCTATGGCCTCACGCTGGAGGTTGGCACCACCCCCAGCCAGACCCCGGTTTATTTCGAGCTGGCGGAGGTGACGAGCTTCCAGCCGCCGCAGTCCACGATTGACGACATCGAAGTGACCCACATGAAAAGCCCGCAGCGGCGCCGCGAGTATATCCCCGGCCTGACGGATAGTGGCCAGGCATCGGCGACGATGAACTATGTGCCGGCAAGCGCCACCGATGTGTTTCTTGAAGGCTGGCGCGCCAGTGGTGAAACGCGCAAGGTTCGTGGAACCTACGAGGACGGCAGCAGGGTCGAATTCACCGCCTACGTTTCCACTTACAGCCCGGATAATATTCCGGTGGATGGCAAGATGAGCGCCACCTTGAACATGAAGGTTACCGGCGCCGTGACTGTCACGCCCGCGCCGTGATGACCATCAACCCCATGGGCATCCACACCGTTAAGGTGGGCGGGCATGAATACCGGCTATGGCTGGGGTTTTCAGTGCTGGCGGAAGTCCAGGCCAGCATGCCAGAGGCGTTTGACCAGATGATGGCTGGCCGCCCGCCGCAGCTGCAACTGGTGGTGCGCATCCTCGCCGGCGCCCTGGAGCGGTGGCACCCGGAACAGGCGGCAGACCGGTATTTCATCGATGAGATGATCGCCGCCAACCCGACGGTGTTTGCCGATCTGATGGGCGCGGCTTCCCCGAGTGCGGAGGGAAAAGCGCCGAAGGCGGCGAAGGCGGCCAGCCGCCCGGCCCGGTAGATTTCGGGCGGATGTGTTCCGAGTATATCGCCGCCGGCCTGCCGCCGGAACGCTTCTGGACGCTGACACCGCGCCTGTATCTGATCGAGATGGCAGGCGCGGCGGAGCGGATGCGCCGGGAGCGCGCGCTGGCATGGGATGTGGCGGTGATTGGCCGTGACGGCGTGAAGCCGCCTGAGCGCGATGCCTTTGTTGGCCCGCCGGCGCTGCCCCAGCCGCGCCGCGCGCCTACGGATTGGCGTGCCGAACAGGCGAAGTGGATGGCCTATGCCGCAGCGCAGCAGGCGCGCGCGCAACAGGGGAGGCGCTGATGGCGGGTGCACTGATCGGCGCGCTGCGTGTTTCGCTTGGGCTGGACAGCGCGCAGTTCGAGACGGGCGTCAAGAAGGCCCGCCGCGATGCGCAGCAGGCCAGCACCGGGATCGCCGCCAGCTTCAACCAGATCACCGGCGCTGCCAAGATGGTGGCCGCGTCCATCGCTGCGGTGGGCAGCGCGGCCGTGCTGGTGGCGGTGCGGCAGACCATCAATGCAATGGACGATCTGTCGAAGGCGGCACAGAAAACCGGCACCAGCGCCGCCGAACTCAGCAAGCTGCAATATGCGGCCGATCTG